GTTGTGCTGCATAATTACCGTCATCTAATGCAATTATGTGAGCGCACTTATGTTCGTGCGGAATCTCTGAATGATCAGTGTCAAGTATATTAGACTCTGGGTGTGCGAAGTCAACTGTAAATAAATATTTTCCGTGGTGCCACTTTTTATCTTTGCCTATATACTTTCCGGCTTGTCCGTCTAGAATATCCCAAGCATGAACAGAAGGATAATAACTAAAACAATTCCATAACTGAAGTTCATCCAGTCTACGTTGAGGAACACTTTCCGGTCTAAAACCTCTCTGTATGAAGGCAGAAATCGGGAGACGATAAAAGATAGCGCCATTCTCCATAATCGCATGGAATAAGATACTGCGACCTGTAAGAGCGCTAAGACCAAAGATAATGCAGTCTTCAACTTCTCCATGATGTTTTTGTAAATCATATAAATACTCCTTTTTTATTTGTGCATATTGTACAGGAATATTTGCGTTTAAGTAAGCCATAATTAAAAATTGTTTTTGACATATAATTTACCTAATTCGGGAAAATAAGTAAATTTAAATTCATAATTATTTTCATTGTTTGTTACATTTATCGCATCCTGAACACTGTTGACCAACGGTTTTCCTGCTAAATTAAAAGAAGTATTTAAAAGTATTGGTACACCTGTTAGATTATAAAAAGCATTAATTACATTATAATAATGATAGTTCTGTTCTCTTGTTAGAGTTTGTATTCTACAAGTATTATCAACGTGAGTAATACCAGGCACATCAGGTTTTTTAACTTGAAAAACATAAGACATAAATTCACTTTCATTTTTTGATTTTAAATTAAACCAATCATGTGCGTGTTCATATAAAACTGTACCGGCTGTAGGTCTAAACCATTCTCTGTTTTTTAATAAATTTATTTTTTCTTTTGCGTGTTTATCTCTAGGATCGTATAAAAAAGACCTATTTCCTAATGCTCTTTTACCTATTTCATTTCTACCTTGATAGATAGCTACTATGTTTCCTTCTGATATTAATTTAGCTATATCTTCATATTTAACATTATGACCTTTTTGTATATCTAAACTATTGTAATTTGGATTGTCTCCTAAAAATAAAGTTTTTATTTTATTCTTAACAAATTTTTTTTTATTTAAATCCCATAGAGCTGCACCCATAGATATGCCACTATCATCTGCACAAGGATCTACATATAAATTTGGAACTAAATCTAATAGTTTAGAATTTAAAACTGTATTTTGAAATACACCACCAGATACACATAAATTTCTTTTTTTATCTTTTATAATATTTTTTACATAATTAATTACAATTTCTTCTAATTTTGTTTGTATTAGTTTACTTACTGCTGTTTTGTTATCGTTGCTATAATGTAGTATTTGAAGCTCAAATAGTTCTTGTTGTATTGTTGTAAAATGATTAAATTTTTCAGTAAAAAGTTTAAAATTACTTAGATCGTCATTACCATAACAAGACAAAGCCATAACAGATCCTTCTTCTCTTACATTTAATATTTTTTTAATTAAAAGATATGCGCTACCTAAACTTAATGTATTAATAAAATAATTTTTATTATCTATGTGTTCTCTTTCAGAAGAGTACACCTTAAATATTTTTTTGTATTTATTTTTTTTAAATAGATATAAGGAAATAATTTCTGAAGTCGGATAATCAAAATGATCAAAACATCCTGCCCCATCTATTACAAATACATATGATTCTTCTAATCCTGAGTTAAAAAAAGATGCACATGCATGATAAAAATGATGGTCTATTTTATATTCTATTTCTTTATATGTAATATTGTATCTTGATAATATTTTTTCTACGTATTTTTTATCTACTGGATGACTTGAATCTGAGTGAATAAAAATAAATTTATCAATTTTTGAATTTATATATTTTTGCAAAAGGACTGACCAGTTTCTACTTTTTTTAACACCGTCTAATCTTTCTGCTTCTTGAAAATATACTATCTCATTGTTATTTGTTTCACATATAGAAGCATTGTGAGAATTTTGAACAGATAAAGTTATCACTTAATATCTCCCCAGTTAGCCCCCGACTCGTAATCTACTTTGTTTGGCACTTCTAAATCTACAGCATTTTCCATAATATCTTTTATCTTTGCTGCCTCTAATTCATTTATAACTGAGAAGTCAAGTTCATCATGTATCTGTATATGTGCTGTTAAACCTTCTTTATATAATTCTACCATTGCTTTCTTTGTCATGTCAGCTGCACTACCTTGAATTAATTTATTTAAGGCCTTATAAGTAAATGCTCTTCTTGTTGGGTTGTTATGCCAATAGTTTTTTTCTTTTGTTACTTTACCATCTTCATCTACAATAAAAGGTCCCATCTCTTGTAACTCTTTCATACGTTCTTCATCTTGCGCTGGAACAAATTTACCCCAATCACTACCACGTAGTATAGGTTCATACTTAGGAAATCTGCATCTTCTACCTAATAGAGTTTTAATTTGACCCCTACTTTGAGCTGCAGTCATAACTTTATTCATTAATTGTTTAACAAATGGTGCTTTGTTATGGTACTTACCAAATAATTCTTCGGCTGCGTCTTTTGTTAAATCTAATTCATTCATTAATTTTCCTTTACCCATACCATAAAACAAACCAAGATTAATTGTTTTGGCCTGTGATCTAGGTATGTTTGCCATCTCAGCAACAATTTTGTGAAAGTCTGTTGATGGATCACTCTCGTAAGAATCTGCAATATCATTTACCGAAGGTAATTGAAATTTTAATGCATAGTGTGCAACAAGCCTTGGTTCCTGTTGCGAGTAGTCAAAGGTACCCCACTTGCATCCCTCTTCAGGTAAAAACAAACTTCTTATTAATGGTCCTGTTTCTGGATCTCTTGCTGGTATCTGTTGTAGATTAGGATTAGAATAACTAAATCTACCTGTAACTGTACCACCATCATCAGATCTAATTTGATTTATATCTGCATGAATTCTACCTTTATGTTCATGTTTTAATATTGTATCAATAAATGTTGTACTAACCTTGTTTATCTTTCTAGCTTCTGCTATCATACGTACTACAGGATGTTTGTGATAAGATATAAAATTCTTTGTAAAAGAAGGAGAGTTAGTTTTTTCTGTTCTTGAATATGGCAAATTTAATTTATCAAAAACTTGAGCGATACTTGCTGCAGCCCATATCTGAGGCTCTAATCCTGATTCTTTTTTTATCTGTTGTAGTAGGTTTTTTTCTTTTTCTGCCAATTCTGTTTTCAATTGATTGGCTTTTTTCACGTCTACCCGCACCCCTAGGAAGCGCATATCAACCAGACAAGGAAACAAATCCGTCTCTAGATCAAAAATCTCCTGCAGATGATCTTCAATAATAATAGTTTTTAATTTTTGCCATAACTCTAAAGTTAATTGTGCATCTTGTTCTGCATAAGCACCTACTTCTATTGCAGGCAGTTTCCACATATCTGCTTTTGGATCTAGTCCTCTTTCTTTAGCTGCTTGAACTAATCTAGTTTCATTCTTACCTTTGTTTAGATAAGCCCAAGACATAGTATTTAATGTATAAGAAAATCTATTCTCATCAATTAATGATGATGCAATCATAGTATCCATGATTAAACCTTTAACATCAAAACCAAAATCTCCTCGTATCCAAGATATATCATACATTGCATTATGAAAAACTTTTGTAGAGGGGGAGTTACAAATATCTTTAAACCATTCTACAACTTTTTTACGTTCCATGTTTGGCCCTGTTCCATGACCTATTGGAAAGTAACCTTTATAATGTTCTGTAGCAACAGCTATTCCAATAATCTCTCCGTTACCTGTTACAGCTCCTGATCCTAATTTTTTTAAGTTAGGATCTCTTGTTTCTAAATCAATTGCTATTTCATCTACATTACGTAAATCAGGTAGTTCTTTTGGTTCAACCCATTCCGTTGTTGGTAAAATCATTTTTTCTTTTTCATATCATTTATTTTTAACATTTCTAATTGGCAGTAGTGCACTATCTTTTTTAAGTCTTCTACTCCTCCCTTTCGTTGATAACGACAAACGTACTTTATAACGTTTCCTTGAAAAAATGAAAGATCATTTTTAGAAATAAACTCATACGGTTGAATTGGAAATTTAGTATAGTGATTCCCACCTACCTGGGTGTATTGTGGAAATGATTCTGCAAATATATCTTTATCTGTCATAGTTTATATCCTTGTCTGTTTATTTTTGCTTTTAGTTTATATAGGTTATTTTTTGCTCTTGTGATTCCAACGTACCAGACTCTATTTTCTTCGTCTGAATATTCTTCGCTTTCTTTTATTGATTTAATAATTTTTCTACCCATATCTAAACAAAGTATTACATTGTCTTCTTCTCCACCTTTTGCTGCATGTATTGTAGATATGTATATTCTAGCAGGCTTATCTAAATCTTCTCCCTCATCTAACATATTTTTTATATATAATTTTTCTTTTTCATCAGCCTCCATAAACTGATCAAACCAATCTATTGTTCTATCAAAGTAATTAGTTCCTAAAAATTCTTCTATAGATTTTTCTTCTTTCTCTGATAATATTTTTTTATTAACCCAATCTGTATATAACATAGCGGCTTTATACAATTTAACTTTGTAACTTTTTTCCCTGCTAGTTTCGAAATATAAATTTTTCTTTTTTAATTCTTCTTTTATTTTTTCTTGTCTTGAAACTGTTCTTGTTAGTATTAACCATTTACCTTTGGTTAAATCAACTTGATTTATATTTGATATAAATTCACTCTCTCCTTCAAAATCTCTTGGATAATATATTTTATTTTTTCTATTAGATATTCTTTCTATTGCAATTTGTGATTCATCTTGAATTACTCTAGATATTCTTTTTGAATATTTTAAAACCTTTTCTTGATATGCTTCTTGATTAATAAATCTATTAACATCTGCTCCAGCCCATGCAAATATAGCTTGATCATCATCTCCAGCTAAATATATATCTTCTGTTTTTTCTCTTAATACATCAAATAGTTTCCATTGTAATGGCGATAAATCTTGAGCCTCATCAATAAATATAGTTTTAAAAGTTGGAAAATCTTTGTCATCTTTCTTATCTATAGTTAATTTTATTAAATCATTGAAATCAAAAAGGTTTTTCTTATCTTTATATTTAATAAAATTTCTACTTATGTCTCTAAGTATAGGCCAATCTATTGATTTATCTTTTTTGTGTAGATCGTATTCATCTTCTATTTGTATGCATTTGTTTTCTGCTTTTTGTAAAATTTGAAAATAAGGATTGTCACAAGTTAAATAATGTATCTCTTCTTTATTAT